TACACCGTATTCGTCCGCTTCGGAATCAACTGGGAAGAGCAAGACGCTGTTGCATTCGCAACCAAGTCAGCTTCCTAATAAGTAGATGACACCCATTGAGGGGGGTAGGGATAATACCCTACCCCCTTCTTTTAATTTAATGCTATAATTAATAAGACAAGGAGGGATCATGACAGAAATTATCAATGATTCAAATGAGGAAGCTGTAGTAGCAGAAGAAGTTACAGAAGCTCCTGTAGATGCAGTAGCAGAAGAAGTAGCAGAGGCTCCAGTTGCCGAACCTGTCGCTGAAGAGAAGCCAAAGGCTAAAAAGGCTAAGGCTGAAAAGGTTGTAGGTGCAGAAGAAGTTGTTGCACTATTCTCAGAAAGTAACTATTCATGGGATATAGTAGGCAAGCTAAAGACTGGCTATAACTTTGTAACAAAGTCAGAGGCTGACCAATGGCTATCTGGAACACTTAAGGTTCGTCTAGCAACACCAGAAGAGATTGCTGCAAAGGCGGCAAATTAATAATGGAAATTCTTAGAGTCCCACCATATCCAATTGTAACGTCTTGGGATGTACCAGACGCTAATCACGCATACATAATCTATGTTGAGGATGTGGTGGACCACTCTATTGAGACCAACTCTGTTACTTCAGATGCCAACGCAAAAGTAACATATACACTGCCACGCTCAAAGGTACAGTTTGACCGTGACTTTGTTTTTAGAGTATATGACACAGATCTTAACGGAGAAATTGTTGTAGACTCAAACCTAACTGTCTATAGACCATATGTAGACCCAAACATGCTTGGTTCAAATGCAACAGAGGTAGACGATTACAAGCACTGGGAAATAATTGCTCGTGCAATCATGGACTCGTACCTTCAGAATGACTCTGCAAATGGAGAAGGTTTTTATAACCACAAGCTAATTGTCCAGGGTGTAGGAGAAGGAACAGACTACTATCCAATTTGGCACAATCCAAAGCGTATCCTAAAGGTATATGAAAACAATATTCTTGTTTACAATGGAGAAGACGTAGCCCTCAATGTTATATCTTCACAACCATCAATGCCAGAAGGACACAACCTCTACGAAACATCATCTGAAAACAACTTCGCTGTTGGAGACATGGTTACGTTTACAGGCTTTACTCCAGAAGAATATAATGGAACATTCAAGGTTGAAGAGGTATGGTCAAATACAACATTCAGAATCAAAAAGGATTTTATTGACAATACAGTAACCCAGTATGGAACAGTTCAAAGATTGTGGAACACAAAATTTGCTATTTCTGCAAATAATTCAGCTATTATAAAAGTTATTTCTGGAGAGATGAACAGATTTGAAAGTGCCCCTCAGAGGCTCCCACTGGCTGCTGGAGATCTAAACTATTACGGAAGGTCTGGAACATCGTTCCCTCGTGGATATGACTACACATTCATTCTTGACGTTGGGTACAAGGCTGTTCCACCAGATGTTGAGAAGGCTGCTATCATGCTTATCAATGACCTTAAGTGTGGAAACAATGAATACTGGAAGCGTTTTGTTACACAGTACAATACCGATCAGTTCAGCATCAAGTACGCACCAGAATTTTTGAAGGGTACTGGTAACCTGATTGTCGATAAGATTCTAGATGGATATAAGGGTAATGTAATTAAACCAGGGGTGATCTAATGCCTGGTTGCGAAACAACTCCTGACTTCATCTTTCCATTATCAGTAGATATCTACTATCCCATAGTTACAACAGGTGGGTACGGAGATATGAAACGCCAATGGGTATTTGACAGAACAATCTCCTGCTTCTTCTCTAGCCCATCTAGCAAGACAAAAGAGGAAATTCTACCAGAAGCAAAAATTGTAGTAGATACTGCAATCATCGGCAGAGTTAGATCAGACATAACACAGTCATCTAGAGGTACCTTTAATTCTACAACTAACATTCTTTTGACAAACATCAGAGATAGAAGTGGAAACATTATCTATAACGAATCGTCTGGTCCAAGAGTCGGTCTTGCTACTGTTTTTGAAGTAGCCACCTTTTCTCCAGTTGTTGGTCCACTTGGATCAACGGAGTACTATAAGGTAGTATTGAGACGCTCAGAAAACCAGGCGGTAGATGTATGATAGGTGCTAAGTTTGACGATGCTAAGTTTTTCTCAGAACTAAGCAATATAGTCCAATATGCAGAAGGATACCTAGACGGTGCACAGCTAGGCAAAACACAAATGCTTTCAAAGATTGGTAAAACAATGAAAGAGATTTTGGAAGAGTTTATAGATGTAAATGCTAGGATAGATCCATCATCACTACATCACGTATATGAATGGTACCAGTCTGGAAGCCCTGCAGCAAGACTATTCGACATAGATTATTCTGTTACAAAAGGTGGACTATCATTTGGGTATACCTTTAGCCAGTCACGAAGCATAGCAAATGGCTCACATACCCCATTTTACGATAAAGCATCAATCATGGAAAATGGCATACCAGTAACTATCAAACCAGTATCAGCTAAGGTTCTAGCGTTTGACAATAATGGAGAAACAATATTCACAAAGGGACCAATCACAATTGACAATCCTGGAGGAGACAACGTTCAGGGATCTTTTGCAGAAATCTTTGATGATTTCTTTTCAAAATATCTTACACAATCATATCTAGTAGATAGTGGATTCACTAGACATCTATCTACTCCAATAGATTTCAAAAATAATCTAGCAAAGGGTAAAACTGGCGGTAGATCAGTAGGTAAACAAATAGGGTATAATTGGATAGTAAAGGCAGGTGACAAACTATAATGAGTAGAACGTCAATCTTAAACACACCAGCACTATGGGTGAACCATTATTTGCAAGAAAAGCTTGCTGATCTTGGTTTTGAATCCGTACCATTTTTTCCAACAACACCATCTACGATTAATGACCTAACAGAGTTCTTTCCAGAGGGTGGCGTTATGTGTACATACGACAGACTTATAAGACTTCGTAAGTCACCATTCCCACACATTAAGTGTGAGCAATTACTTTATTATTTTTACGCTACAGCAGAAAACTCTGTGCCAAACATGGTAAGAATAACAGAGCAATCCCTAAGACTGCTTGACCGTGAAGATGAGTCAGCAGAAGAAATTAATGAATGGCAAAAGGGTAAGACAATCATAGTTGAGGGTGAGACTCTAGAGCCAAACTTTAGGTTCCACAAATTTAAGCTATTCCAATTGCAGGAGTCAAGAGACATCATTAACTTTGCTACAGCAAAAACTTATGGTGGAAATAAACTTATCATCGAATTCGACTATCACCTGATAGAAAACCCAAATGCGTAAAACGTATGGTATACTTATAACGAGGAAACAAAGCCCCTCTATTCTATAGAAAGAAAAAGAGGTGACTAATTATGGCATATACACGTGGAGATTCAGCACAGATCATCGTTGGTGCTGCTGCTTTTTTCGTTAGTAAGGTTGCAGAGGCTACTGCCCCTGTATTCGTTGCAGACGAAGACTACAAGACAACAGTATCAGATGACACTACAAACTGGAGAAACGTCGGTTATACCAGCAACGGTCTTGAGCTACAGTTCGAACCTGACTTCGGTGAAGTCAAGGTCGACCAGCTTCTTGACGTTGCAAAGCTCTTCAAGCAGGGTATGAAGGTTTCTATGAAGACTAGCTTCGCAGAAGCAACTCTTGAGAACCTTCTCCTAGCGATCGCTCAAAAAGATGGCGATCTAACAGGACACACTGAAGGAGCTGCACAAGTAGGTTCAGAACTTGAACTTAAGTCTGGAGAACTTGGAGAGTATCCTCTAGAGCGTCAGATTATCGCAATCGGTGCTTCAGAGGAAGCAGGTTCGCTTGCTGGAACTGGTACATCATCACAGCGTGTTTACACTGCATACCGTGCCCTTTCAATTGAAAGTGTTACAGTATCAGCTAAACGTGATGAAGCTACTATGTTTGAGGTTAATTTCCGTCTACTACCAGATGAACTTGGTGTTTACGGTAAGATCGTTGACCGCACTTACACAGCATAATAACTTAATAACAGAGACTACCCTGGCTTCGGCTGGGGTAGTTTTCTTTTTGCGGTATAATTAAAGAATGCCTACAGAAATATATAAAACTACAACAATCTACACAATAGATGGAGACAAGATTTTTGTCACCCCACTGAAGATAAAATACATGAAGCAGTTCATGCAAGAGTTTGATGAAATTAAAAAGTCAACAAGTGACTCAGAATCAATGGAGGTGTTAGCCAAGTGCTGCCTAGTAACTATGCAACAATATTATCCATCAATAATGACAATAGAACAACTAGAGGACAGCTTTGACCTGGACACAATTTATACTATTATAGATTTTGGTGCTGGAATAAAAATAAAAAAGAGTGCAGAAGAGTCTAGTAGTACTACAGAAGAGACAACTATCGTAAAGGACAAGGGAAGTAGCTGGGAAGACCTGGACCTAGTAAAGCTAGAGTCAGAGGCGTTCCTACTCGGTATATGGAAAGACTATGACGAACTAGAGTCGTCTCTATGTATGCAAGAACTAACAGCCATCCTTGAAGCAAAGAGAGAGTCAGATTATGAAGAGAAGAAGTTCCTGGCAGCCATCCAGGGCGTAGACTTAGAGGCAGAAAATAACAAGGGTGGAGAAGACAAGTGGGAAGCCATGAAGGCTCGTGTTGCTGCAAAGGTTAGTGGCATAGAGAATAGCGGTGGAAACGATATTACATCATTCACTGGTCAAAAGGCAAAGAAGGCTGGATTCGGTATTGGAATGGGTCTAGCTTACGAAAAGATAGAATCATAAAAGTTTATCTTATGATATAATTTAAATAGTCGAAAACAGGAGGAACCAATTGACTACAACAATTAATGAACAAAAAGAGATCGTACTACTTGATGGTACAAAGATTGTGGCTCGTCCACTAAAGATTTCACTACTTAAAGAGTTTATGAAGACTTTTGATGGTATTGCGGATGTTGCTGAGGACAACGAAAAATCCTTGGACGTTCTTCTTAAGTGTGTTGCGATCGCACTGAAGCAGTACGCTCCTGATACTGAAGGAAAGGATCTTGAAGAAATTCTTGATCTGCCTACTGTCTACGCAATTGTAGAAGAGGCATCAGGCATCAAGCTAGGCGACAGCCTACTTAGAGCCTAAAAATAAAAGAGGTGTAAATGAATGGCTGATATCCAATCCAATATTAGTGTCAATATAGACACTAGTGGTGCTTTAGCAAGCCTAAAAGCTCTACAGGGTCAGATATCAGCCTTCCACCAGCAGATGTCAAAATCTGGTGCTCTAGCAGCATCAGAGATGTCTAAGATGCAGAATAGCCTAATGAATGGCATTAACCGTTCAGGGCAGTTCGATGCAAGACTAAAAACAATCAAGACTACAACAGAATCATTCACTGAGGCTCTTGAAAAGAACAAGCTCTCCATGGGAGAATACTTTAGGTATGCTGGAGCAGCTACAAAAGACTTTGGAAAACTCTTTGGTAAAGAGTTCGACACAATTGAGAAGGTAGCTCGTGAAAGAGTAAAAGACCTTCAGACCCAATACATTAAAATGGGTCGTGATGCAAATGGTGCAATGAAGGCTATTTCCATCAGACCACTTACCCTTGACCTAGATGATGCATCTACTAAAATGCAAATTGCTGCACAAAGACAGCAAATCCTAAACCAGGTTCTTAAGCAAGGTTCTACACAGATGCTTAACTGGGGCAAGAATACTCAGTGGGCTGGTCGTCAGCTTATGGTTGGTTTTACTGTACCACTAACTATGCTTGGACAAATTGCTGGCAAGACATTCATGCAGATGGAAGAGCAAGTAATTAAGTTCCAGCGTGTTTATGGAGACTTCTCAACTACAACTCAGCAAACTAAGGAAATGACCACAGAGGTCACAAACCTTGCTAAAGCTTTTACAAAGTATGGCGTATCTGTATCTGACACAATGGGTATGGCTGCAGATGCAGCAGCAATGGGTAAGGTAGGAGCAGACCTTCTAGCCCAGGTACAATCAGCAACAGAGCTTTCAGTTCTCGGTGGCATTGATCAGAAACAAGCACTTGAAACAACCATCTCTCTTACAAATGCTTTTGGTATTGCTACAGACCAGCTAAAGAGCAAGATTAACTTCTTGAACGTTGTAGAAAACCAAACCGTAACATCCATTGAAGACTTGACTATTGCTATTCCAAAGGCTGCCCCTGTTATTAAGCAGCTTGGTGGTAACGTAGAAGACCTAGCATTCTTCCTAACAGCAATGAAGGAAGGTGGAATTGACGCAGCAGAAGGTGCTAACGCACTTAAGTCTGGTATTGCATCTATCATTAACCCAACTAAGAAGGCATCAGACATGCTTTCTGGTTTTGGTATTAACATTAAGGGTATCGTAGAAGCAAACAAGGGCGATGTCAAGGGCATGGTTATGGGTGTTGCAGAAGCACTCAACACACTTGACCCACTAAAGAGAGCACAGGCAATTGAACAGCTATTCGGTAAGTTCCAGTTTGCTCGTATTTCAACTCTATTCAAGAACATCACAGATGTCAACTCTCAGGCAACAAAGGTTGCTGCACTAGCTGCACAGGGTCCAGAGGCATCTGCTATCCTGGCTCAACGAGAGCTTAAGAAAATCGAAGAGTCTCCAATGTTCAAATTCAAGAAGGCATTGGAAGACCTTAAGACAGAACTTGTTCCACTTGGAGAACAGTTCCTAAAGATTGTAACACCAATTGCTGAATTTGTAAAGAAGGCTCTAGAAGGCTTTAATAATCTTAGTGATGGAGTAAAGGGGGTAGTTGGAAACATTGCTCTATGGCTTGGCGGTATTGGTCCAATCGCAATTATGACAATTGGTCTTATTGCTAACGGTGTTGCAAATATGATTAAGATTTTCGCAACAATTAAGGGATTCCTAAATGGTGTTGGCAAGGGCACACAAGACCTAGGCTCACAAACATCATACATGACATCAAAGCAGGTAGAAGCTGCAGCAGTAGCAGCATCACTTGACCAGGTTCACTCAAAGCTACGTCAGACATTTACAGCAGAAGCTGGTGCCGTAGCTAACCTAACTACACAGCTTGAAAAGGCTGTAGCAGCACAGAAGCAGTTTGGATGGACTCCTGGTGCAATGCCAGGTGCAGCTGGTAAGGGTCGCAAGAAGTTTGCAGCTGGTGGTATGGTTGTTGGTCCAGGTGGACCAAAGGATGATCTAGTACCAACAGACCTGTCAAATGGAGAAGCTGTTATTGACGCAGCAACAGTAAAGAAAAACCCAAGAATTATTGGTGCTTTGTTTGCTGGTAAGAAGATTAACATTCCAGGGTATGCAAGTAACAATAGAGGAGCATTTAGATCTTCTGGACCAGTAACAGCAGATACACCAAGCCAATATGAAAATGTATTTGCACACATTGCAGATCCAATCGCTATGACCCTTGAAGACTTTGTTAAGAAGCTCAAGGCTGCTGGTCAGGCTATTCCAGCAGATATTCAAAGAAAGCTAGATGCAGGATTTGAAAAGGCATCTGTTAGAACATACGGCGGACTAGGCTTTGAAACAAGACAGTCTTACAATGATGCCATGAAGCCAGGTAGAGCTGGCGTTGTTCCAAAAGACTTTATTAAGGATTTTGAAGACCGTGGACTAGATAAATGGAAGACATCATTAAAGGTAGCTGGTATAAATCTATCAGACGTTTCTGATGAGTTGGGTCAGCTAGATAAGTCAATTGTAGATCAAATTAAAAATGCTCAAAAACTAGACAAAAACTTTGTTGTTACAGATAAAGCAATTGCAGACTTTACAGAAGTAGCTCTCAAACCACTTCGTGAAAAGGGAAGCCAGCTAGCAGCAGGATTTGATAAAGCAAAGAAGACAGTTACTGAAGTTCGTGGAAACACTACACAGGCTATAGCATCAGCAGCTGGTTACCGAGCAGAGCCAGGTCGTCCAGGATACTACATTAATGACAAATATTCAGAAGGTGACAAAGACTATAGAGTTAATACTGGAAGACTAGTTAAGATTGGTGGAGGTGCCAAGGGCAAGACATCTCGTGGTGTTCTAGGTGGAGCTACCATGGACGACTTCACAGTTGAAGGAATCAAGGAATCAACAGATCAAAGATCACCATCCAGAAAGGCTAAAAAAGCTGGAGAGATGATTGGTATTGGTGCTCTGCAGGGTATTGGCGAAGTAGCCAAAAAAGCAGGAACCCAAGCACAAAAAGATTCTATCGCATTAGCTTCAGCTACAAAGGCTGCATATGCAAAAGACTCTATTCTTAGAAACCTAACCATTCAGAAAAAGCAAGCAGAGATGATGGGTGCAAACACAGCATCTATCGAACAAGAAATTGCTGCTAGAAGAAAGGCTATCGCTGCTGAAATAAAGAATGCTGCTGCAGTAGACACTGCAACAAATGCAACAAAGTCTCAAGGATTTACAGGATCTGCTCCACTACCTGCTGGATACCAAGGACCTATTGGACCAAACGATAAGCGTAAGGGTAATGGACTTGGTTCTAGAATTCTTGGTGGTATCAAGGGCGTTGGTGGCAAGATCATGGGTGGTGGCGTTGCTTCTGGAATGGGTCTGGGTATGGCTGGTATGGCTGTTGGAATGATCCCTGGTATGGAGGGCGTAGGTTCAGCGATCTCTATGGCTGGTATGATCCCAAGCCTACTTCCAATGCTTGCAAACCCAATTGGAGCCACTGTGGCTGCCCTGGGACTTCTGACGGTAGGTATTATAGCTCTTAACGCAGCTAATGAAGAAAACAAGAGAAAGCAAATTGCTCTTGGTAATGCATCTGTAATGTCTGCAGATAAGATGATCAAGGTCTCTAAGGATCTTGGAACAGTTACTGCAACAGAAGCAAGAAGAAGTAGCCAAACAGCATCTATCGCAGGTATCTCAGAAAAGGATATGGGACAAGCAGCATCATATCTTGAAACAGATTCTGGTAAGGCAATGCTTGCAGACATTAAAACACAAAAAGAAGGTGGCAAGACAGACTCTGAAATTGCTAACTCAACTGTCAATAATCTAGCAAACCTTGTATCACAGGGAGCAATGTCAAAGGAAATAGCTTCTGGAATTCTAACTGCAATGGGGCAGAAGACAGGAAACTTTGCACTTACAGCATCTACATCACAACTTCAAAATCTTACATCTGGAAAGACAACAGATGTAGGTGCATCAACAGTTAAGGGTGTAAAAGAATCTTATGGAAACCTGGAGCCAACAACAGTTTCAACATATCGTGGAGAGTTCAGCACTCTTCCTACAATGATGCCCAAACTTCGTGAAGGTGCAGTAGCGACATCAAATGCATATGCTCAGATTGTTGGTCAAGCAGATATTCTTAACCAGAAACTAAAGAGTAATCAGATTACTCAAGAAGAATATAACGTAGAGATTACTGAAAATAAGAAGCAGCAAAAAGAAGTATCTGACCAAATTCTTAAAATTAAAAACACTATGGGTGCATCTGAATGGAATGATACCTTCACAAAGAATATTAAAGAATCTTTTGGTGAAGATAGCGAAGCAGCAAAGACAGCAGATAAGATTAATGCACTTGGAGATAGCGACTTTAAGACAAACATGCAAATCAATCTTGAATCTGGTGCACTCACTCCAGATGTTGTAAACAAATTTATTGAGATGCAAACAGCAGACGCAAACTTTGGAAAAATGTATACTGCTTCTGTTGCTGTAAATGGGCAAACAGAAACTGACAATCTGGTCATTGCCATGCTTGTTGCTGGAAAAGACCAAGCCCAGATCGATGCTGTTCTGAAGGTTGCATCAGACAATCCAGAAGCAATGTCCATTATTAACACTTTTACAAGTCGTGCAGGAACATTGGGAATTAGCCTTGGAGATATAGATCTTACAAATCTAGACAAGCTAAAGCTAATTAATGATGAGTATACCAAAATAGCTGACATGACAAAAAATGGACCAATCACTCTTGAGATGGTTACAAAAACAGCAGGTTTCGAAGGATTTAAGGCAAATGCAGAATGGTTCAATGGTCTTCCAAAAGAACAACAGGCATGGGCAATGCAATACTATATCACTGTAAAAGATACAATCACTGGCGACGACATTAATGCATACATTAAAGCACACAGCCTAGGAGGAAGTGAGGCATTTGCAAATTCATCTACTGGACAAATGATTCTTGCAGACCAGGGCACAAGAGATAGTGCTGCAAGTGCGATTGCGTCACAAAGAACAAGGACTGCACTTAACGCTCAGGTAAGCTCTGGTGCATTCAACACTGGCGGTAGCAGTGGTGGCGGTGGTGGTGGCTCCACAGCACCAACAAAATCAGATAAGATCAGTGCAGCCCTATCAATTATTGGTCGCAAAGAAGACAAAATCAATAAGGCATATGATGAAAGACTCAAAGCACTTGATAAAATTCAGGCAGCCAATGATAAGATTAACCAGCAGAAGAAGGATCAGCTTGACATAGCAGATGCACTTTCAAAGGGTGATATTGGTGCTGCAGCACGAGCACAACAACAGGCTCGTGAAACTGCACAAGCAAATGCTCTACAAGAACAGCGTGATAGAATGACAGCTGCTCGTGATGCACAGATTAAGGGTCTAAAGGTTAATGGAATGACTAGAGACCAGATGGAAGCTTGGCAGCGTTCTCAAGAGAATACTGCAGATAACAAAACACTTGGCTCGTTCCACCTCGCAACTGGTGGTATGGTTCCAAATACTCAGTACCTAGCTCTTGGTGGAAAGCCAAAGGGAACCGACACAATTGCAGCTATGCTTACACCAGGAGAGTTTGTAGTTAAGAAGTCAGCAGTCAACAAGATTGGCTCTGGCAACATGAGCAAAATTAATAGAGGAGAACTTCCTACAAACGCTGGCGGTTCAGTGTATAATTATAGTATCAATGTTAGTGTTAAGTCAGATGCAGACCCAGATAAGATTGCAAATGTAGTTATGACAAAGATTAAGAATATTGAAAACCAGGGTATGAAGGGGGATAAGGCATAATGGCAACAGCAAACTATATGGACGGAAGAGTCAAGTACAAAAGACCGCAAGCCGTTATCTTTGCAGATAACCCAGGCACACTTGACACAGTGTGGACATCATCTGGAAGAACAGCAACTCTAACATCTGGTGGAACAACGTTCGTAGCACTTAATGGTATATCTGGCATGTATGTTGGTCAATCATTCCAGGTAACAAGCGGTGCTGGTGCATTCGGAACAAATGCAAAGATTACTGCTATTAATCAGCAGACATTAGTCGTTACAGTATCAGTCCCACATGCAACTACTGGCTCAGTAGTATTCCGCACAGGAAGTATTTCATATGTTCCAGAAGGAACAGAGTTCGTAAACTTTATTGTTCTATCAGACCACAATAGATCACCAATCGATATCTCTACAGACCGTATTGAAAAGCGTGAACGTATGGTGAATGGGCGTATGCGTTCATACCACGTTGTTGACAAAATTAAGTTTGGTCTATCATGGGACATGCTTCCATCAAGAGCATTCTATACAACACCAACTTTTAATTCAAGTGGAAAGCCAAACATAGAGCCATACACAGTAGATGGCGGTGCAGGTGGTAATGATCTGCTAAAATGGTATGAGGATCATGTTGGATCTTTTTGGGTGTACCTTGCATATGACAAGTACACAGCAATAGGAACAGATGCAGCAGCATATGGGCACATGAACCAATATAACCAGGTAATTGAAATGTACACATCAGATTTCTCTCACAATGTTAAAACAAGAGGGAGCCTATTCGATATGTGGGATGTTTCAATTTCCCTAGAAGAGGCATAGTATGTGGAATAGTATAAATAACGTAGTAGAAGATTACTTAGAAACTTCATCGACAATCCGTTCACAGTCATTGGTGACTGCTGAGTGGAATTTAAACATGATTGATAATGTTAGCGAAATTGGTAACTATAGACATAGACCAAGCAGTGCTGACGGAGACTCTGACTTTATTTATAACATAGTAGCTCCAGCATTTATAAGAGAGACAAGTTCTGCTCATGGAAGCTCTTTTTACTACGGTGCAACAGATGCAGATATAGTAGTTGACGGAGGGTTTGATGAAAACAATGACCCAATCATCTTTACAACAATAAAGAAAAAGATGAAGGCTCTATTCTCCCTAGAAGACTGCCTTGGCAGATTCCGACCACGTTCTGGAATTAATAAGGTGATCTACTTTGACGGTAAATACTTAAACCGTGTACACGCTGATATGGCACGTCAACCAAGATTTTATTTCCCAACACCAGACGACAAGTTTAAGTACTGGACATCCTATAGAACTGAGGGTAGGGCAATACAGCTAGAGTCAACAGTTACCAAGGTATACGTAACAGAAACAGTTAATGGACAAAAGATAACTAGAATAAAAGCACCACTGAATGGATTCAAGGCTGGAGATTCTGTTTCATTTACAGATACAGGAATAGCTGCACTAGATGGAAAATCATTTGTAGTTAGTTCATCTAGCTCTAACTACATAAAGATATATGGAGATATTTCTGCAACCATTCAAACAGTAGCTAATGGAATTGCCTCATCAACATCTATGCAAAATTCTACAAGAGGATTTTCGTATAGAGAAGGAGAAGACTTCCTAATTGATGATGCTGCACCATTCGTAGTTTACAAAGAGACTGTGCCAGCAAACAGGATTACAGTTAAGATGCAGACCAAGGTTGGCGAAATCGATTTGGGACCATATTACGATACAGATGGAAATGAATATGATGATCCATTCTTTGACAAAGACGGAAACCGTGTAAAAGAGACACCACTTGACTGGAAGATTCAGACACTAGATTCTGGGAATCAGTGGGTAGATGCATATGACTTTGCACTAAATCCATATGATATCCCATCACACGGACATGTTGAAATGTCATATGGATTAAACGTTCCAGAGACAACAGTAAACATATCAAATCTAAGAGAGATCTTCCTAATAGCTGGAACAATTTCTTCATCATCAGCACTTCCAGATGCAGCACCAGAAGGATACGCATATCTTGTAACAGAGATTAATGGACCTGGAACAATTTATGTAGCCTACCATGACAATTTGGGGTTCGCAGGATATGACTCATTTGATGCTGTATATGCATGGTATCTGTCAAACCAAGAGATTCCAACAAATACATCAAGCTTCGTAACTGACTTTACCAATCCAGCATTCTATATGCAAGATGGTATTAAAAAGTATAGAGATATTCAGTATATCAATGGTATGAGAATTGTAGTAAAGTCAATGACTGCAGAGAATGCGTCATTCGACCTTATTGAGATGTCACCAAGACTGGCTGCAAATATCACAGACATGACACAAAAAATTTCTCTGCAAAAACATGCATCAGACCTTGGTTCAAGCGGTATGCCTGTTGGTCAGCTACTAGCTTCTACAGGAACACTAAGTCTTTTCGACTTTGACCAATCTTTTAACAAGAATAACCCAGACAGCATGGTTGCTAACCTATCTTCAAAGAATCTTCAGATTAAGGTATACGAAAGCCTATTCCCAGGTAATGGAATAGTCTACAATATTCCAATTAAGACATTATACGCAGACGGATTCCCAGAATCAAATGATGAGTCTAGAGAAGTCACGATAAAGATTAGAGACCTGTTCTTCTACTTTGAGTCAGTCAAAGCACCAGAACTTCTAATTCCAAACTGCTCACTAAGCATGGCTGTATCATGTCTAATGGATTCAATTGGATTCTCAAACTATACATTCAAGCGTCCAGATGGCGAAACAAAGGAAGCAGTAATTCCGTACTTCTTTGTTGGACCAGATACCACAGTTGCTCAGGTACTAGAAGATCTAGCAGTATCTACACAGACAGCGATGTTCTTTGACGAATATAACAATTTAATTCTAATGTCGAAAGAATACATGATGCCAAAGAATGAAGACGTTAGACCAACAGACTTTACTTTTGTTGGTGACGATACATCTCTTGCAAACATTATGCAAATCCAGTCCATTGATGATGACGTTTATAATGATGGAAAGATTGTTTATGAAACAAAGTATATTCAAAGATCATATTCATCTCTAGCACAGGCTGGTCACATTGATCAAGACAAGACATGGATATATAAGCCAGTCCTACTTTGGGAGGTATCTCCAGAAGAGAATACAAAGTCATGGAATGATGAATCTGCCAAGCAGTCTTCATACACACTTTCTGCAATTCCTCTAGACACAACACTTACAGCAGATCTTCCACAAGTTGTAAATGGAGTAATAGTAAACAATGTGATGGACCTAGGTGAAGCCGTATATTGGCTATCTCGTTACAATGGATACTTCTATGCAAATGGAGAAATCATTCAATTTGATGCAGTTCAATACAATGTTGCCAATGTTGGCAATGTTTGGATTTCAGATGTAGAGGAATACCAGAAGTATTTTGCTAATATTCCTTTTGGTGGTAAGATTTACCCAACAGGCTTAGTTAGAATTTTTGCAGAACCATTCTACAACAGCACAACTAATACACTAAAGGAAGGTGCTGTAGCCAAGCATGGTCGTGCACAATTTGGTACAGATGCAGTATTGCACCAGGCAGGTCTAGATTCTACATGGGTAGAAGATAAAAACAAGAAGACATTCTTGATGAACAGCTCTTTAATGTTTAATGGTGGAACAGTTCCAGATACATATCAAAACGTATCTTCTGGAAATCTCAATTCTGCAACAAGAGTAAAGATTGGATACGCTACTGTAAATGGAGTTATAAAGAATTACCTAAGTGCCAACTCTGTTAAAGAAACAGAAGCAAATAACTCTAAAGACTCAACAGTTCCAGGAACAATCCAAAGCTCCGCACTAGTTCTTGACGGTCCAACATACCCATCTGGATATAACCCACAACAGTTTGTTCAGTATGTATATAAGCCAATGGCAGACTCATACCAGCACTTTTCAACTAGAATGAGAATTATTGGATCAATGGAAGACGAAAAGGCTAAGTCTCAGTCACCTGTTGGTAGCACACCATACTATAAAGTAAATGGAGAAAACGTTGGTGGTTCATCTGGCGGTATTGCAATTTGGGTAGACCCAGCAACTAACTGCGGATACTATTACGAAATCGTAGCATTGACAGACACAGAAGTAAATGCATTTACTGGAACTGCAGAAGCAATTAACACAGTATTCTTCTATAAGATTCAGGCAGCTGCAGATGGTACAGCAATTCCAATTGTTCTTTGGTCTGGTCTAACTCCAATCATCTGTGATGATGGACGATTCACTGGTCAGGCTAGAATGACTACAGAAAAGAATCCGACGGTATATGATTTGGGAGTAGAGTTCTCAATTAAAGACAGCGATAACGTTAAGTTTAACCTATACATGAATGACGAAATGATTGCAACGGTTACAGATAAAGATAGACTGCAGCAAAAGAATGGAATCTCCTTGTTTGTTCGTGGTTCAGCAAGAGCAATGTTTGAAAACGTATTTGCCATTAAGCAAAATTATTCAGATGAAAGATCTGGAAAACTTAATGCACCAGTAAGCTCGGCATTTGGATTTACTAATCCATCATCTACTGTAGCATCTAGACGATTCTCTTTAAGCGGTGCCATTAAGAGCACAGTGCTAGATGGATTGTCAAACGTATATGAGCCACAGTACAACATGTACTTTGAAGAGTTTGGAACTATCATGAGAGAGTGTGCATACTTCAACATTAAGTACGATAAGGCGTATCCTGCACTCTACGCAAAAATGTCTCCAACATTCAATAACAATCAGGGATACGCTGTGTCTGGATTTACAGCAAATGCCTTTGGTGCTCAGTTCTTGCTGTTCAATACAACAGATACAGTTCTTAGCCTAGACAGTGGTAGTGGAAACTATCTAAGAATTCAGGGAGTTACATTTACACAAAACTCTCGCCACGACCTAACTGTGGACGAATTCTTCTCTGACGCTGGAGATCTTTCTGACCCAGAATACAGAGACGGAAAAGTCTACAATGCTAAGTACGATGAGTCATACGATGATCTCAAAAAGAATAGATTATCATATGGAAAGAAATCTTTCACACTAGATGCACCATACATCCAAACACAAGATGCAGCAAAAGACATGATGACATGGCTTGTTGGAAAGATAATGAAGCCACGCAAGGCAGTAGGTCTTGAAGTGTTCTCAATGCCACATCTTCAGCTTGGGGACATTGTGGAAATCCAGTTTAATAAAGACGGTATTGGTCAGGTCTCTAAATCATCTTCTGGAAGATACGTAATCTACTCAATAGAGTATAATAGAGATAATAATGGTCCATCAACCATTATGCACTTAAGCGAGGTAAAATAATGGCAGCAGTCTTAGTAGTTAAACCAGCAGTTCCACCTAAAAAAGATAGGGCTGCCTCTAAGGTGGTTAAGGTTGCAACATCGAACCTATTTATTACAGACCAACGTGTAGAGCAGACAGACCTAATGGCAGATGCTATTCTTGAGGATATTGGTGGACAAGAGCTTATTAATATAACCAGGAATGACCTTTTGAATGGTCAGAATGTAACCTACAACGTAATAGAGAACCTAGAATCGACTCAAAGAAAGTTTAACCCAGGTGAGCTAATTAAGCTTCAGAGCACATCTTCAGATTTTTTCGAGTCATTCTCCCTAGACCTAAACGATTTTACTCCAAACTTTGGAACTGGGGTAATAGATGCTGGAGTAAATGCTGGACAAAACTCTGGAGAGATAGTCTACGTTGACCCAGATACAGGTAATCTCATTATCAATACAATTAATTTATCAGACAATCTTGTTCTGGAGGTGAGCTTTGTATCATACTCAGATATCTCTTCAACAGAGGTTTAATGATACAATATTAATATGATAACTAACAAGGGAAAGTCTGTAATCTCCAAATACATGATTGGTCAAACATCAGCATATGCTTCATATCTTGCAATTGGGTGTGGACCAGCACCACTAAAACCAACAGACACTATTGACGTAGAATCGCTTAAAACAAAGGAAACGCTAGATTTTGAAACTCTAAGAGTTCCGATTACTTCTAGAGGATATGTAACGCAGGTAATCGATGGAACCCCAGTTTCTCAGCTAGTTCTTACTGCACAGCTTCCTGCAGAAAGCAGTTATGGAATAACAGAGGTGGGCATCTATCCTGCACTGTCAAACCCTGTTGCTGTTGGAAACGACAGTAGAATGCTACTCACCTTTGACAACAATGAGGCATGGCTTGTTCGTGACACCATCCCAGCAACACCAACATCAACAATTATCGTAGATGGTCAAATCAATGAAACTACACCAACAACAATTTTTGCAAATTTGCTAGATCCAGTTATCACAAACCAAACTAGAATTCTTCACAACGAAGCACCACGTAACGGTTCAACATCATTGGTTACTCCAGGAAACCTGTCAACATTTTCAGGTACAACACCACAGGCTGGAAAGTATTTAGTCATTACAAATCCTGGCATCAATCTTAGCCAAAGCTCTCCAAAGGACAAGCTTAAGATTGCATTTTCAGTAATGCCAAAAACAATGCTATCTTCTGTTTCTGGAACTGCGAAGATTGTTGTAGAGTTTGGAAACCAAGAGGGTATTGGTGTAGGTGGATACGCACGAGCAATATATTCTGTAAACATAACAGATCCTGTTGGAGGAGCGACACCATCAAGATACTTCACAGCATCAATCGACATCAAAGACCTAGTGCAATCTGGATTCTCTTGGGCAGATGCAACATACATTAAAGTCTTCGTATATGCTGGTGCAGACAATATCGTAGCTCTAGACGGAATGAGGGTAGACAATGTCTCATCAGAAAGCCCTGTATACGGTCTAGTCGGATATACAGTCATCAAGAACCTTCTGACAACTTCTGGGGGTACTCCAGGTGCGGTCCCAATTGTAAAAGATAAGGACAAGACAAGCCTAATTGAATTTAGGTTCCAAGTGAGTGTAGGATAATGACTACACCAGATATCAATATCCAAAAGATTCCTGTACAAAAGGAGAGCCTCCCATATCTTGACTCAGACAATAACTATTTAGTTAGATATAGAATTAGAACAGAAGATGGTAACTCCTCAACTTCATGGTCTCCAGTATACAAAGCTAAAAAGCAGTCAATTGACAAATTTTTTAATCCTACAACTGGAACACACAATGCAAATGAGCGTGAAATTAAGTCTCACGGAAAGTCCATAGATGTTAGCTGGAAAATTAAAAACGGAGACCTAGTCTCAATTCCAGAGCAAATAGACGGACTCCCACTTGATGCCTACGTTAGATGGGGAGGCAAAATTGTAGCATATACATCTTCTGGTGACACAAGAACAATTACTGTTAATTATGACCATAATTTTTATGTTGGACAGGTCATTACAGCAGAAGGTGCTACAGAAGACCAGCAGACTAATTATACTGTTACTTATATTCACCCAACCAATCCACGTCAGTTTCAGGTAGTTACTAGCACACCAACAAATATTGCCGTTGGTAATAGGCTATGGAGCCGTTGGGAGTTTATTGCGACAATTACAGGAAACAGCTTCTCTGTACCTATCCCAGATTCACACCAATCAAGGGTAGAGTCTGGTGTGCCAATGGAAAGGTATGCAGAGTTTATGGTACATCTAGCCACATTTAAAAAAGACAGGCAAGAGACTACACCAGAAACCCTCATATTCTATTCAGAGTCAATATCAACAAAGGCACAATATGATGCTGGTAGTATCGTATAGTTTGTGTTATAATTAACCTATGGCAAATATTCCTATCCCACAACAGGGTCAACCAATCGACTATCAGTACATCTATCAGATTGTCGATAACCTAAATGAAATCTCTACTAAGATTAATTCCAAGTTTAGCGAGTCACGATTCGACAATGGAACGATCAAGGAAAAGCACAGGCTCAATGACCTAGCTGTTGATGCTGGAACTAAGGACTATTCTGCATCAGACTCTAAGGGTGCAATTTGGGGTACTCACAATTTTGGAATTACTTTTAAGTATCCACCAGTAGTGACTGCCACAATTACCGATCCAACTGGAAATAAGGCTTGCTGGGTAACTACAATGTCTGGAACAACTTCATCTATTCAGTATTACGTTTGGTTCAGAGATAAGGGATCATCAGCTGTTGCTGGAAAGATCCACTTCCAGGCTATCGGTATTCCAGAAATCTAGGATATCTGATGGCGTATAGGACGAGAGACGAATACAACAAGGCACCAGTAATTCCTGGAAATAAGAAGGTCTGGTTTTTGAACGGAGACCTTGTTAGGGTGCATCACCTGAATAGATCAAACAACATCATGTCAGTATATAACATTGTTAAAGACCAAATTGAAAGTTGTCTTGTCGGTGATTTTAAAAAGAACCGTGAACGTGCATACACAGTTGGACAGACTGCAGACCTGGTAAACCGTCATAAGAAATATATGCCACAATTGGTCAAGAGAGGCGTTCTTCCACCTCCTACAGGCTCTCAAAAAGGCGGAGAGACAGCCTGGCAAGTAAGAAGTTATTACTCAGAGTCGCAAGTTCGTGATCTTCGTGATATACTTGCTTCATACCATATGGGAACTCCTAGAAAGGATGGTCTCATAACCAACAATATGACACCTTCAAAACAGGAGTTGACAAGGCGTATGGGAGATGGTATACTTACATATACAAGGACAGAAGATGGGCGTTTTATCCCAATCTGGTCTGAAACATTATAATCCATAAGGAGAGACATGGAAAACGAAACTAAAGTAACAGTTACTCTTGGCTATACCCTTAACCTTGGTAACTTCCAATCACTACGCATTGATCTTGGCGTAACTGATTCACGACGTGATGGTGAAAACATCAACGAGGCATTTGAGCGTGTCTATAGCTTTGTAGAAGCCAAGCTAGGTGAAAAAGTACGAGAGTCGCAGGACGAAGTAGAGGGTAAGTAATGGCTGAACGCAAAGACCGAATGGCTTTGCTCAGTCGCTATGCAAAATTGCATACAAAACACTACGAGCAAAGGGTTACGCTTAACCTAAACGTTGAGCAGTGGGCTGCAGATGCTCTTATCGAATCATATGGTATGCCAGAGTGCTACGACCTACTTGAGTACTATTTCGGGGTAGCCCAGACACCCACCTGGAAGTACTTCGCAAACTATGCTGACAAGATTATCGATGCTAGAGAGCAATACGAACAAGATATTAAGGAGAGAGCCGAACGCCGAGCTAAGGCAAAGGACTGGTTAAATGAGTAATACAGAATCAAAACTAATTTCTGCTGTACTGCAGGACAAGCAAGTTCACGTACTGCTACAGGCAAACGTGGACAACATCCTACGTACCCATAATGATATTTGGCAATTCATTCGTAACTATTCTGAGATGAATGGAACTGTACCACCTGTATCGCTTGTTGTAGACAAGTTCCGTGATTTCTCTCCTATCGATGGTGTTGGTGCTACCAAGTATCACCTAGAAGAATTGCAGTCAGAGTTCCTTACAGATAGTCTAAAAGATATTCTTCGCACCACAGCTGGTGAAGTACAGTCTGGTCAGGGAGTGAAGGCTCTTGAAGAACTAATTACTCAGACATCTGCACTCAAAAAGAATACATCTGTAATTCGTGACATTGACGTTATTGACATTGAGGATGCAGTTGCGTATTACGAAAATGTAAAGAAGCAGAATGAAATCGGTTCTATTGGTATCAAGACTGGTCTTGCTGGATTCGATAACTATCTACCTGCTGGTATTACTCCAGGTCAGCTAGGCGTATTTCTGGCATATCCAGGTATCGGTAAGTCGTGGATGGCTCTCTACTTTGCTGTACAGGCTTGGAAGCAGGGTAAATCACCACTAATCATCTCCCTTGAAATGAGTGAGACTGAAGTCCGTAACCGTGTATTTACAATCATGGGTGAAGGTCTTTGGTCACACCGTAAGCTTTCTGCTGGTCTCGTAGAGACAGAAGATCTTCGTCGTTGGCACGGTAAGGAGCTTGCTGGTAAGCCAGAGTTCCACATCATCTCAAACGATGGCGGTGGAGAAGTAACTCCATCAGTTATCCGTGGTAAGATTGACCAGTATAAGCCAGACCTTATTATCGTGGACTACTTGCAGCTTATGTCTCCAAACCAGAAGTCAGACAATGAGACTGTTCGTATGAAGAACCTTTCTCGTGAGCTAAAGCTTATGGCTATCTCTGAGGAAATGCCAATCATTGCCATCTCGTCAGCAACACCAGACGATGTTAACAAGCTTGATACTGTTCCTACACTTGGGCAGACTGCTTGGTCACGCCAGATTGCCTACGATGCTGACTGGGTTCTTGCTCTAGGTCGTGCCACTAACTCTGACATTATCGAATGCGTGTTCCGCAAGAACCGTAACGGATTTATGGGTGAGTTCATTGTACAGGCTGACTTCGACAAGGGTTGGTACAAGTACAAAGACTACGAGGATAATTAAAATATGTTATACTTGGATTATGAAAACATGCAAAAGATGCAACATAGAGAAATCTCTAGAAGATTTTTTCTCTAATAAGAAACGAAAAGATGGTGTGTCAACATATTGCAAGGTATGCCAGCTAGAGTATCAAAGACAGAGATATAACGATCCAGAGAGTCACAAGCAACACAAAATGGATAGAAATATCTATCTAAAAAACAGAAAAGATTCTGTTAGGAAATGGTATCTTAAAACTACATATGGGTTAACACCAGAAGAATACGAATTGCTATATTCTAAAAATGATGGCAAATGCTATATATGTTTAGAGAAAAAGGACTACTACCTGCATGTTGACCATGACCATGATACTGGAGCTATCCGTGGATTGCTATGCAATAATTGCAATCGTGGATTAGGTCTTTTCAAAGACAACAAAGAGTCTTTGCTTAGAGCAGTACAGTATCTAGAAAACTAGGTATAATAGTATGTATGGATCACAGTCACCACAAGTCAATAAAGAGGTTCTCTCTGGATGGTATCATCAAGGATGATATCTCCATTGGGAGACTTCGCATTGAGTATGTCAAACTTCTTAATACAGAAATGCGACTAAATGGATATGCACCAAGACTTGACATAGACCCAAACTTTACGATATACTATAACCACGACAAAGATTATTACGAATTTATATTATCAGTATATGGAACATATTTAGGAAGAAAACAGGTAGAATGGATAGAGGGAATAGACGGCACAGCTCTAGTGCCTACACAGAAGAGCAAATCAAAAGAGTTATCGCAGGATCAGGAATCAACATCGAATCAGAAGTAGATTCTGACTATATCATCTTTTGCCCTTTCCACAACAACTATCGTTCACCTGCTGGTGAAGTTGACAAGCGTTCTGGCTTCTTCTTTTGTTTCTCATGTCAGCATGTATCTGACCTAACTGAACTCGTAATGCACACATCTGGTCGCACCTACTTTGAGGCGGTACGCTTCATTAAGTCTAAAGAGACTGAGTCTAATCTTGAACTACAGATTAATAAAGCACTAGTAGAGAAACAAGATTACTTACCATTTGACGAACTTGTTATCAAGCGTCTTAATAACCAAGCACTTGAGTCACCTCGTGCTATGCGATACTTTCAAGGCAGACTAATTACAGAAGACTCTGTAAAGCGTTTTGGTCTTGGATACTCTGAAAAGCAGGACATGGTAACTATTCCTGTAGCCTCACCAGACGGAATGGACATCGGGTTTGTTGGTCGTTCCGTTGAGGGTAAAGAGTTTAAGAATACACCTGGACTACCAAAGTCAAAGGTATTATTCAATCTACATAGGGTAAAGACTGCTGGGAAGGTGTACGTTGTCGAATCATCATTCGATGCCATCCGTCTTGACCAGTGCGGTTTTCCTGCTGTAGCAACCTTGGGTGCAAACGTATCCAAAATTCAAACAGACCTACTTCAGAAGTATTTCAATAACATCATTGTTGTTGCTGATAACGATGAAGCTGGCGGTAATATGAAAGACAAGCTCATTGAAAAGCTTGGTAATCGTGTAACTGTTATAACACTAGATAAGAAGTATAAAGATATTGGCGACATGTCAGATGAAGATATCAAGAATTTGGACGAAACATTTGACAAAACCATTATCGGTATGCTACAATAATAATCCAACCAAATTAGGAGAAACAATATGAGTATCATTAGAGGGCTTAAAGACATCAACGCTATTGTTGACAAGCCAAAATTCGAAGGCACAGGACAGAAGGTCCGTTGGGTCAAGCTTGCAGATGGACAGTCTGCCAAGATCCGTTTCGTTGAGGAGCTAGATGCTGACTCAGCAAACTATTCGGAAGACCGTGGTCTTTCAGTAGTAATCGCAGAACACACAAATCCAAAGGATTACAAGCGTAAGGCTGCTTGTACAATCGATTCAGAGGGTCGTTGCTACGGTTGTGAGATGGCTCGCAAGGAGCCTAAGTCTGGATGGCGTTCACGCCTTCGCTTCTACTGCAACGTTATCATTGATGACGGAACTGAAGACCCTTATGTAGCCGTATGGTCACAGGGCATCAGCAAGCAGTCAGCGTTCAACACAATTCGTGAGTATGCTCTTGAAACTGGTTCAGTATCGAACCTTGAGTGGAAGATTAAGCGTAATGGTCAGGGAACTGAAACCAGCTACACCTTGCTTCCTACCAAGCCAGATGCAGAGCCTTACACATGGGGTAGCATCGAAGCATTCGATCTTGAGAAGGTCGTTCGTGAAGTTGCTTATGCAGAGCAGGAGAACTTCTACTTCGGCTTCGACGCTCCGTCACTCACCTCCAGTAATTCAGACTGGTAAAAACTATGAGCTGGGCATCTCTATAAACTGCCCACTTTCAAACTTTTAAAAATTAACGTAAGGATATAATGAGTTACGCTGGACTTCACGTTCACACCCACTTCTCGCTTTTCGATGGAATTGCCACCCCACAGGAATATGTGGATCGTGCTGTAGAGATTGGGATGCCAGCCATCGCTATCACTGACCATGGTTCGCTATCTGGACACCGTGAGATGTACCGAGTTGCTAAGGAAAAAGGTATCAAGCCTATTCTTGGAATTGAGGGGTACATTACCAAAGACCGCTTCGATCACGAAGACAAGAAAGACAAGAATGACCCCCTAGACCTAAACTATAACCACTTGGTTATCCTTGCAAAGAATGCAAAGGGTCTTGAGAACCTTAACAAACTAAACGAACTTGCCTGGACTGAGGGATTCTTCAAGAAGCCTCGCATGGACTGGAAGATTCTAGAAGAGTACAAGGAAGGTCTTGTAATTACCTCTGGCTGTCTATCTGGATACCTTGCAAAGGCAATTGAAGCAGACAACCTAGCTGCTGCTAAAATGCACCTCCAATGGGCTAAGGATACGTTTGGAGACGATTACTACATTGAGGTTATGCCACATAACCCCCCAGAAGTAAACAAGCTCATTTTGGAGCTGGCGGATGAATTCAACCTAAAGCCAGTCGTCACTCCTGACTGCCACCACTCTGACCCAGAGCAACGTGAAATCCAGGAACTCAAGCTTATCCTCAACTCTTATGCTAATAAGACTGTTAAGGATGTCAGCTATGCAGAGTCTGCAGAGATGGATAACCTTATGGACCGTCTAGACTACCTATATGGTGCAGACCGCCAAATGACATTCCGTGACTTCCAGATTCACTTGCTTTCAGATGCAGAGATGCACGAGGCTATGGAAGCCCAGGGTATCGTTCGTCAGGACATGTACGATAATACCATTGAGATCATGAACAAGGTAGAAGACTACGACATTCAGGACCACCTAGACTTGCTTCCTGCACAGTACCAGGATCCAGACAAGGAACTTCTGGACCTTGCTATGGAAGGTCTAAAAGAAAAAGGTCTAGACACCAAGGAAGATTATATTGCTCGTCTCCAAGAAGAGCTAGAGGTCATTAAGGATAAGAAGTTTGGTCCTTACTTCCTAGTTGTTCGAAACATGATTAACTGGGCTAAGAAAGAAGATATCATGGTAGGACCAGGTCGTGGTTCTGCTGCTGGTTCGCTACTCTGCTATGCCCTAGGCATTACAGACATTGACCCAATTGTTCACGGTCTTCTGTTCTTCCGATTCATCAACCCAGAGCGTAATGACTTCCCAGATATCGATACCGATATTCAGGATAGCCGTCGTGAAGACGTTAAGGACTACCTTGTACGTCAGTACCGTCACGTTGCATCTATCGCCACATTCCTTGAGTTCAAGGGTAAGGGTATTGTTCGTGACATTGCTCGTGTGTTGATGGTCCCACTTGCAGACGTTAACAAGGTACTTAAGGTTGTTGATGACTGGGATGACTACTGCACATCTAAGCAGACTGAATGGTTCCGTGAGAAGTATCCAGAGATTGAGGTCTATGGGGAGAAGCTTCGTGGTCGCATCCGTGGAACTGGTATTCACGCAGCTGGTGTTGTTACATCTAAGCTACCTATCTTTAAGTTTGCTCCATTGGAGACTCGTACCAGCCCTGGAAACAAGGAACGTATCCCTGTTGTGGCGGTAGACATGGAAGAAGCAGAGCGTATTGGTCTAATCAAGATCGATGCTCTGGGTCTAAAGACTCTATCTGTTATTCAGGACACTCTCAAGATTATTGAGGAACGTACTGGTGACAATATTGACCTACATAAGATTGACATGGAAGACAAGAAGGTTTATGCCATGCTATCTGACGGTCTTACAAAGGGTGTCTTCCAGTGTGAAGCTACACCTTACACCAACCTACTCGTAAAGATGGGTATTAAAAGCTTTGCAGAGCTTGCTGCTTCGAACGCTCTAGTTCGCCCAGGTGCCATGAACACCATTGGTAAGGACTACATCGCTCGTAAGCACGGTAAGCAAAACCTTGATTACAAGCACACCAAGATGAAAGCATTCACGGAAGAGACATACGGATGTATCCTTTATCAGGAACAGGTTATGCTCGCATGTACTGAACTTGGTGGCATGACAATGGCAGAAGCGGACAAGGTCCGTAAGATCATTGGTAAGAAAAAGGATGCAAAAGAGTTCAAGCAGTTCCAGGACAAGTTCGTAGAGGGTGCTTCTCGCTACCTGTCTCCAAACATTGCAGAAGAACTATGGCACGACTTTGAGGCTCACGCAGGGTACTCATTCAATAAGTCACACGCTGTAGCATACTCAACAGTCTCGTACTGGACTGCTTGGCTCAAGTACTACTATCCTATTGAGTTCATGTATTCATTGCTCAAGAACGAGAGTGACAAGGATGCTCGTACAGAGTACCTAATCGAAGCAAAGCGAATGGGTATCCCTGTAAAGCTTCCACACATTAATGATTCTGATATTGACTTCACCATTGAGGGCAAGGGTATTCGATTCGGACTAAGTGCTATTAAGTTTATTAGTGATAATATTGCTGAGAAGTACATGGCTGGTCGTCCTTTCAACTCATACAAGGAGCTAGAGGAGTTTACATTCACCAAGGGTAACGGAGTCAACTCACGTGCTCTACAGGCTCTACGAGTCATTGGTGCTGCAACATTCCCTGACAATCCTCGTAATGATGAAGAGGTTAAGGAAAACTTGTATGAGTACCTAAACCTACCAGAATTCAATATCCAGATTCCACAGCACTACCACGCCTTTATCAATGATGTTGAGGAGTATGAGGAAAAGGGGTCCTTCATCCTCATGGGGATGGTAAAGGCTATCAAGCGAGGTAAGGGATGGTCACGTGTTGAAATCCTAGACCGAACTGGTAGTGTTGGTATCTTTGATGAAGAGCAGACAACGATTGAGACTGGTAAGACTTATATTCTTCTTGCTAGTGACAACCGTATCGTCATGGCTCTACCTGCAGACGAGATTCGTAACAGCGAGTCTGCATTAATTAAACTGTTAAACTATCGTATGCTCCCTTACAAGGACGAAGAACTCTATGTGGTGTCATTCAAGCCACGAGTTACCAAGGCTGGTAAGAAGATGGCTTCGCTAGTTCTAGCAGACGCTGCGAGAGACCTGCACAGCGTTACGGTATTCCCTACGGCTTTCTCCAAGGCTTATATGAAGATTGACGAGGGTAAGGTCTACAAATTCGACCTTGGCAAAACCAAGGACGGTACAGTAATTATGGAAGAGGTATACAATGTCTAATTTAACATTTGACGATATTGCAACAGAGTTGCACGAACTAGCAGTAGAAAAGGGTTTCTGGGACGTAGTCCAGGATGCCACACAGGAACAGACGGACATCTTTATGACCAAGCAGTTGATGATGATTGTATCAGAGGCTACAGAAGTCATGGAGGCTATCCGTAAGTCTCACGGACCAGAGGCAGTAGCAGACGAGATGGCAGATATCCTTATCCGCACATTCGATCTCTACGCAGGTCTAGTAGAGCACGGATACACACATGTATCACTTGACTACGCATTTGAAAACAAGACTAGCGTTAACAAACTACGAGCACAGAAGCATGGAGTGAAGTTCTAATGGGAGTAACAGTATACACAAAGCCAAGTTGCGTACAGTGCGATGCAACCAAGCGTAGTCTGGACAAGCTGGGCATCTCGTATGACACAGTAGATATCTCAGTTGACACAGATGCGTTCGATAAGATTATCAGTATGGGATTCAAGGCTGCACCAGTTGTCATTACAGACACAGATGCATGGGCAGGGTTCCAGCCAGCCAAGATTAATCAACTTGCGGAGGAAAATCTATAATGATGACAGTCGAAGAAGTTCTAGCAAAACTTGATCCAAAGATTAGAAAGCGTCTAAGCACTGGTGAGGGGATTGAAACTGAAGTTCAGCCCACACCTAGCTATGGCTTGAATCGTGCCTTAAATGGTGGATTGCCATATGGTCGCCAGATTCTTATCTGGGGTTCCAAGTCAAGTGCCAAGTCTTCGCTATGTCTTCAGATGATTGGTATGGCTCAGAAAGAGGGCAAGATGTGTGCCTGGATTGATGCTGAGATGTCGTATGACGAATCTTGGGCAGCACGTCTTGGTGTAGACACATCACAGCTAATCGTCTCTCAGGCTCGTACAATCAACGAGATGGTGGATGTAGGCACAGCTCTGATGAATGCAGGTGTTGACCTAATCGTTGTTGACTCAATTACATCATTGCTACCTGCTATCTACTTTGAAAAGGGTACTGATGAACTCAAGGAACTTGAGAACACTAAGCAGATTGGTGCAGAGTCTCGTGACTTCTCTAATGCATGGAAGATGATCAACTATGCAAACAACAAGGAGAAGCCAACCCTGTTCGTTCTGATTAGTCAGTCTCGTAACAACATTTCTGCAATGTACACATCACAGCAACCAACTGGTGGACAAGCAACTAAGTTCTATTCGTCAACAGTAATTAAACTGTTTAGCTCTGAATCAGATAATCAAGCTATCAAGGGTAAGATTCCTGTGGGCGATAAGTTGATTGAGGAAAAGGTTGGGCGTAAGGTTCGTTGGGAACTACAGTTCTCCAAGACCTCTCCAGCATTCCAGTCTGGCGAATACGACTTCTATTTCCGTGGTGACAAGATTGGTATCGACAGTATTGGAGACCTTGTAGACACTGCTGAGATGGCTGGTATTGTAGAGCGTACAGGTGCTTGGTACATCGTATCTGAGGACAAGAAAATCCAGGGTAGAGAGGCATTCGTTAACTACGTAAGAGAGAACGATGACTTCCGTAAATCAATTGAGGACAGACTAAATGGCTAGATACGAAATCTATAAGGGTCAGTTTGTATGCCACGTATGTAAGATGGAGGTAGGATCCTTGAGGTCCTACCCCTCTGAGAAAAAGCTATCGTGGATGTGTAAAGACGGACACCTCAGTGAAGTAAACCTAGACACCAAAAAGAAGAAGGCGGACTATGAGCGAGAAGAGTGAGAGTAAGCGTATTGGTGCTAAACAGCACAAGAACTCTGGTCGTGGAACTCACAAGGGGGATGCCTCTTGGGAAAACTTCACGGTAGACTTTAAGGAAGTTGGCAAAAGCTTTACCCTTAATAAAGACGTATGGGCTAAGGCTACTACAGATGCTATCCGTAACGGCAATGACCCTGCTATCGTAGTTGTCATTGGTGAGTCAGGAATCAAAACAAGACTGGCAGTCATTGAAATGTCTGTTCTAGAACAATTGATTAACGGCACGGAATAGTGTATAATAGTAGAAACGATAGAAATAGGAAACAATGGAAACACAACCAACAACATTAGATGCAGTCAATGGTCTAGTAGAGATTGCAGAATACATGGACGATGAAGAGCTTACCATGGCTCTTACATTTGTTGCAAAGGCTATCATTAAGCCAGACATTCCAATTAACATTGTTACCGTTGAAATTGTTCGATTGCAAGCCATTGCTGCAAAGCTTTCATTGAAAGCCACGTGGATGGCTAACGTAGACAAGGGAGATAGAGCGAAGAAGAACATATACTACACTGCTGCAGAGGCTGTAAACCAGCTTGTGTCTGCTCTGAAGTATGTTGCTCGCTAAGGTAATATCATGGCAAAAAATTTACTACAACAAGTGATGCTTAAGAAGGCTGAGACAAACACAGTCAACCAACCATCATTTATTGACAAAGAAGCCCTAATTGAAAAAATCAATTCTGGCTATACAATTAATCGTGTGGATAAGTTTCAAACAAAGAAAACTTTTGCACCAAGTACAATTGCATTCTCACACGGAGAGTGTCCACGTTATTGGTATCTAGCATTTACTGGTGCTACGTTTACAGATAACGCAGATGCCTACGGTGGGGCTAACATGACTGCAGGTACAAAGTCACACGAACGAATCCAGGAAGCCATGGGCAACGTCCCAGGTCTACTTGCTGATTCTGAATTCAAGGTTACTTATAATGATCCACCTATCTTCGGATATGGTGACGTGATGCTAAACTGGGAAGACAAGGAATTGCTTGGTGAAATCAAGACAATGCCTAATGAAGGTTTTGAGTATCGCAAGGTAGCAGGGAAGCCAAAGATAGGACACCTGGTCCAGCTTCTTATCTACATGAAGATCCTTAATAAGAGCAAAGCCGTCCTGATTTATGAAAATAAGAATAATCATGAACTATTGATTTTCCCAATTGAACTAAATCAGTACATGTATGATTGGGTAGAGAGAACATTCGATTGGATGCGAGAGGTACGTAGGGCTTGGGAAGATAAGAAGCTTCCTGAGAAGAACTACCGTGTCAATTCTAAGATTTGCAAGACATGTCCTATTAGGTCAGCTTGTGATGAAGCAGGTTCTGGAGAAATCAAAATCAAATCTCTGGAGCCGTTAGATGAAACACTGTCACTGGTGCGATAATACATTTGAATCGAATGTAAAGTATCAAATTTATTGCTCTCCTGAATGCAGGAACGAAGCAACAAAATTCAATATTGCAGAAAAATACAAAATCACTCGCAGGAAAAACAAGAAGCCTCGCCAATGCAAGTCATGCGGAGCCACACTGTCTGCCTACAACGACACAATGCTTTGTTCTGTGTGTTCGGTAAATCCTATCGACGTTGCTAAGGCACTGCGAGAGATGAAGGGTTATGGAAATGGTAAATCTCCAAAAGATAACTAATGCATCCAAGCCCAAGACCATAATGTCAATCGATGCCAGTACCAATAGCGTCGCCTTTGCATTGTTCTCTGATGATGTACTCATCAAGTATGGTAAGATAAATTTTTCTGGTTCTACTGCCTATGACAAGGTGGTGGATGCTTCTAGAAAACTAAGACCATACTTCTCTGAACATGTAGAGGTTGACGCTATTGTTATTGAGCATACAGTATTTATGAATAGCCCTAAGACTGCTGCAGACCTTGCACTGGTCCAGGGAGCCATCCTGGGGGCTGCTGGAGTACCTTTAATCAGATCAGTAGCACCAATCACCTGGCAAAACTTTGTTGGCAACAAGAAGCCAAGCAAGGACGAGATTGCCATGTTCAAGTACAACAACCCTGGCAAGTCTGACTCCTGGATTAAGACGCAGTTGCGAGAACAGAGAAAGCAAAAGACAATGCACTTTGTTGAGATACAGTATAATAAAATTGTTACTGATAACGACGTGGCAGACGCAATCGCAATTGGTCACTATGCCACTAAGAATTGGGGGAAGTTGACAAAATGAGTTTAAAGCTGTATACTAGTGAAGTGTGGTTAAAAAAGAGATACCACATGGACAAGAAGACTCCAGAGCAAATCGCTAAGGAGTGCGGTACTAGCGTAGAAACTATCTATGTGTACCTAGCAAAATTCGGATTAAGGAAGTCAAAGAGATAATGGCTAGACGTAAAGTAGTAACCCCCACAGGACCAATCCAGACAAAGTTTTCTCGTGTCTACGAGATGGAGTACGGAAACTTCACCATTGAAAAGGGAGACCTTATCAAGATCCAGGGTGAGTACGGAACACGATTTAAGTTTATTAGCATTACCACAAATACCGAGACAGGTGTTTTTTGGGTAGACTGCATTGAGACCTATCGTGGACAGCCTGGACCATTCCGTTCGTTCACGGTTGACCGTGTACGTCGCATTCCAAAGAAGCGTGTAAGAAAGGCTAAGAAGAATGTCTAATTTTGAAGACCTAACAGTGGAACACCTTGACGAAATGAACAAGGTTGTTGAACGATACCTGCAGGGTGAAGAGCCTACGCAGATTTCCAAAGAGCTTGCTCTGCCTCGTCAGAAGGTTGTTGCACATCTTAATCAATGGAAGGTGATGGCTGCAGACAATGCTGCTATTCGTGCTCGTGCCAAAGAAGCACTCGTAGCTGCTGACACACACTATAACAAACTAATTAGCAAAGCATACGAGGTCATGGATGATGCAACCACAACAGCCAACCTCAGTGCAAAGAACGGTGCTATCAAGCTAGTCCTTGACATTGAGTCTAAGCGTATTGACATGCTACAGAAAGCTGGTCTGCTTGAGAACAAGGAACTCGCAGAAGAGATGATTGAGATTGAGCGTAAGCAGGATATCCTCAAGGGTATTCTGGCTGACATTGCCGCAGAGCACCCAGAGATCCGTGACAAGATTATGAGACGACTCTCTGACATTGCTAACAACCAGGAGACGATTACAATTGTCCATGTTTAATGAATTCTTTGAGGTCCTAAAAAGTTCTAACTTTGAAGAGATCCCAGTAGATGCTAAGACGTTTGTTGAGGGTGAAGACTATTTGGGTCAGCCACCACTGTCAAGCGTACAGTATGATGTGGTTGAGGCAATGAGCCAAATTTATAAGATTGATGACCTCATTGATTTGATGGGGGAAGAAGAGGGAAGACGCTATTACAAGAAGTATACAAAGAATGAAGTTATCCTACAGCTTGGTAAGGGGTCTGGTAAAGACTTTACCTCAACAGTTGCTTGTGCCTATATTGTATATAAACTACTTTGTCTTAAGGATCCTGCTAGATATTTTGGTAAGCCTAGTGGCGATGCTATCGACATTATTAACGTTGCTATCAACGCACAACAGGCAAAGAATGTTTTCTTCAAGGGCTTTAAGACTAAAATTGAGAAGTCTCCTTGGTTTGCAGGAAAGTTCTATGCTAAAGCAGAGAGCATTGAGTTTGATAAGTCTATCACTGTTTATTCAGGACACTCAGAACGAGAATCGCATGAGGGACTTAACCTTATCCTTGCGGTTCTTGATGAGATCTCTGGTTTTGCTACAGAGATTGGCACTGGAAACGATCAAGGTAAGACAGCAGATAACATCTATAAAGCATTCCGTGCGTCAGTTGACTCACGTTTCCCAGACCTTGGCAAGGTAGCCCTACTGTCCTTCCCTCGTTTCCCTGGTGACTTTATCTCACAACGATACGATGCCGTTATTGCTGACAAGGATGTTATCCACAAGACTCATAAGTTTATTATGAATCCAGAACTACCAGAAGATGCTGAGGGCAACTCACTGGAGATTGAGTGGGATGAAGACAACATTCTTAACTACAAGTATCCAGGAGTATTTGCACTAAAGAGACCTACCTGGGTAGTAAACCCTACTCGTAAGATTGACGACTTCAAGTTGGCATTCTTTACAGACATGGGTGATGCTATGCAACGTTTTGCCTGTGTTCCTACATTCGCTTCAGATGCTTTCTTCAAGGACCGTGACAAGGTTCGTAGTGCAATGACAATTAGAAATCCACTGGACAGTGCTAAGAGATTTGACGAGGCATTCGTTCCTGATCCAGACAAGAAATACTTTGTCCATGCTGACCTTGCACAGAAGCATGACAAATGTGCTGTGGCAATTGCTCACGTAGAAAAGTGGGTAAACATTCAGGTTATCAAGGACTATGAGCAGATTGCACCAATCGTTGTAGTGGATGCTGTAGCCTGGTGGGAGCCACGCATTGAAGGTCCTGTTAACCTATCAGAGGTTAAGCAGTGGATCCAAAACCTACGCAGACTTGGCTTTGATATTGGTATGGTGTCATTTGACCGTTGGAACTCATTCGATATTCAGAACGAGCTTAAAGCTGTTGGTATGCGTACTGAGACTGTTTCTGTTGCCAAGAAGCATTATGAAGACCTTGCCATGCTTGTTTACGAAGACCGTCTTGTAATGCCCAACATAGAACTTTTGTTCGAAGAACTTACAGAACTCAAGATTGTAAAGCAGAACCGTGTAGATCACCCTAGAAAGCTTTCTAAGGACCTTGCAGACGCTGTCTGTGGTGCTGTGTTCGGAGCCATCTCCCACACGCCTAAAGACCAGAACACTGTAGTTGAGGTACACACATTTAAGGATCGTCCAAAGAGAACAGTTGACGAACTACCACAAAATGTGATACACTATACTCCTAGCCAAAAACAAGAACTACGAGATTTTGTAGACAACTTCGAATTGCTTTAGGAGAAACCATGGACATTGTCTACTTCTCCAACTATTCAGGGAATACACATCGTCTTGTACAAAAGTTTGCGAGCGAATCGATAAGGATACCAATTGACTATAGTGCTGATGCTAGCCCCATTAGGGTTTATCACCCTTATATACTTGTTGTTCCAACTTACGGAGGCGGTAATGAAAAATCAGCAATCCCAAGACAAGTCAGAGCGTTCCTAAATGTGCCAGAAAACCGAGAACTCTTGCGTGGAGTTATTGGTACAGGTAACACAAACTTCGGAGAACATTATTGCAAAGCAGCAGATTTAGTTGCTGCCAAAACAGGTGTCCCGATTTTAGCCAGGGTAGAGATACTAGGCACACCAGAAGACATAGAAATAATAACAGAAAGGCTGGCGATGTTTAATGACACCACAGTATAGCTATCACGAGCTAAATGCAATGCTGAATCTATATGACGAAAATGGCAAGATTCAGTTTGGAAAGGACAAAGAGGCAGCACGTGCCTACTTCCTTGACCACGTAAACCTAAACACGGTTTTCTTCCACAGTTTGGAGGAGAAACTTGACTATCTAGTTGAACATGAATACTATGAAAAGGAAATCCTTGACCAGTATGAGTTTGAATTCATCAAGGATATGTTTAAGCGAGCATACGGATACAAGTTCCGTTTCCCAACATTCGTTGGAGCCTATAAGTTCTACACAGGATACGCACTGAAGACATTTGATGGTGAGCGTTACCTTGAACGCTTTGAAGACCGTGTGGTAATGAACGCATTGATGCTTGCTCGTGGTGACCGTGCTTTGGTTGCTAACTTGATCGATGAAATTATCTCTGGTCGTTTCCAGCCAGCCACACCTACATTCCTAAACGCAGGTAAGAAGCAACGTGGAGAATACGTCTCCTGCTTCCTACTACGCATTGAGGACAACATGGAGTCTATCGCTCGTGCAGTAAATTCCTCACTCCAGCTCTCAAAGCGTGGTGGTGGTGTTGCACTTAACCTCACAAACCTTCGTGAACTTGGTGCTCCCATCAAGAAGATTGAGAACCAGTCTTCAGGCGTTATCCCAGTTATGAAGATGCTTGAGGATGCATTCTCTTACGCCAACCAGCTTGGTGCTCGTCAGGGTGCAGGTGCAGTTTACCTAAACGCCCACCACCCAGACATCATGCGATTCCTTGACACCAAGCGAGAGAACGCAGATGAAAAGATGCGTATCAAGACTTTGTCAATTGGCGTAGTAGTTCCTAACATCACTCTTGAGCTTGCCAAGAATGGTGACGACATGTACCTCTTCTCACCTTACGATGTTAAGCGTGTGTACGATAAGGACATGAGCGACATTTCTATTACTGAGATGTACCAGGAACTTGTGGACAATCCAGAGATTCGCAAGACCAAGATCAAGGCTCGTACCTTGTTCGAACGAATTGCTGAACTTCAGTTTGAGTCAGGGTATCCATACATCATGTATGAAGACACTGTTAATGATGCTAACCCAATTAAGGGACGTATCAACATGTCAAACCTTTGCTCTGAGATTCTGCAGGTAAACACACCAAGCATTTACAACGCTGACCTTAGCTATGCTGAGATTGGTAAGGACATTTCTTGCAACCTTGGTTCACTAAACATTGCATCTGCAATGGCTTCACCAGACTTTGGTAAGACAATTGAGACAGCAGTACGTGCTTTGACAGCAGTGTCAGACCTCAGCAACATCGAATCAGTACCATCAATTGCTGACGGTAATGATAAGTCACACGCTATTGGTCTTGGTCAGATGAACTTGCACGGTTACTTCGGTAAGGAAGAGATGTACTATGGAGACGAAGAGTCTATTGACTTTACCAACATTTACTTCTATACTGTTCTATATCACGCACTACGTGCTTCTAACAAGATCGCTATTGAACGTGCAGAAACGTTCGATGCTTTCTGGGAATCAAAGTATGCTGATGGAACATTCTTTATCAAGTACATTGGTAGAGAGTGGAAGCCAGAGACTGCCAAGGTTGCGAAGCTTTTTGCAGATGCAGGAATTGCAATCCCAACGCAGGAGGACTGGAAAGAATTGGCACAGAGTGTAATGCGTTTTGGTATTTACAACCAAAACCTTCAGGCTGTTCCACCAACTGGTTCGATTAGTTACATCAACAACTCAACCAGTTCGATTCACCCAATTGCATCACAGATTGAGATTCGCAAGGAAGGTAAGATGGGTCGTGTCTACTACCCAGCTCCATTCCTCAACAACGACAATCGTCAGTACTTCCAGGATGCCTATGAGATTGGTCCAGAGAAGATTATCGATGTCTATGCTGCTGCAACACAGCACGTGGACCAGGGACTCTCTCTGACACTATTCTTTAAGGATACTGCAACTACTCGTGATGTAAACAAAGCACAAATCTATGCATGGAAGAAAGGCATTAAGACAATTTACTACATTCGTATTCGCCAGATGGCTCTAGAAGGCACTGACGTTTCAGAGTGTGTAAGTTGTATGCTGTAGGAGGAGAGAAAATGAGATCAATAACAAGACCAGTTAACTGGAATAAACTAGAAGACCCAATCGATTTGGAAGTCTGGAATAGGCTCACAGCCAACTTCTGGCTTCCAGAGAAGGTTCCACTTGCCAATGACGTACCTTCATGGTCAACATTGCGAGATGAAGAGAAGCTTCTCACAATGCGTGTATTCACAGGTCTAACCATGTTGGATACAATCCAGGGTACAGTGGGAGCAGTCAGCCTAATCCCTGATGCAAGAACAATGCATGAAGAAGCAGTAATGACAAACATCTCATTCATGGAGTCAGTACACGCTAAATCATACTCAAGTGTATTCTCTACACTATGTTCTTCACAAGAGATTGAAGATGCTTTCCGTTGGAGTGAGGACAACCCTTACCTGCAGAAAAAGGCTGAGATTGTTCTAAAGTACTATCATGGAGATGACCCACTAAAGCGTAAGATCGCTTCTACATTGCTAGAATCGTTCTTGTTCTACAGTGGCTTTTATCTGCCAATGTATTGGTCAAGCCGTGCAAAGCTTACCAACACTGCTGACCTTATCAGACTTATCATTCGTGACGAGGCTGTACACGGTTACTACATTGGCTACAAGTTCCAGTTGGCGTATGACGAAGAGCTTTCTCACCGCAAGGAAGAGCTAAAGAACTACACATACGAACTCTTGATGGACTTGTACGAGAACGAGATTCGTTATACAGCAGACCTGTATGATGGTGTGGGCTTAACGGAAGACGTTAAGAAGTTCTTGCACTACAATGCAAATAAGGCTCTGATGAATCTAGGGTTTGACCCACTGTTCCCTAAAGACCAGTGTGACGTAAACCCAGCAATTCTGTCAGCCCTGTCTCCAAATGCTGATGAAAACCATGACTTCTTCAGTGGCTCTGGCTCGTCCTACGTTATGGGTAAGCACGAAGCCACTACAGACGACGACTGGGACTTCTAACTAAATAATAAGGATTGGGCTACTTCGGTAGCCCTTTCTTTTTTTTATACTAGTGGTATAATAGTTTTGTTAGTGATCCGCACTAACTATAGGAGACAGGAAATTAGACGATTAGCACACTCAATAATAGTTGCAGCAATAGTCTTGCTTATGGTATTTTGGGGAGACCCTGCACATGCACAAACAAGGGCAGAGTATAACCAGATAGTAGCAGAAGCACAGGCTAAGGTTTCTGCTGCTCAGAATGCCCTACAACAGGCAGAGCAAGCACATCTAGAGGCGGTACAAAGAGGTCAGTCTCTACAAGAGGAAATAGCAATTGCACAAGAAGAACTTGCACAAGCACAAACAGATTATGAACAAGCCCTAATTCCAGATCCAACGTGGATCAGACCAACAAAAGAAATACAGGTTTCAGAGCAGGTTTCGCACACTATTCAAGTGCCACACACAGAGACAATAAGAGAGGTCACGCTAGTACCCAGAGAGGTAACTACGCTGATTCCTGGTGGACTTATAGCAAAATCCTACAATATGCAAGGATACAATAATGCACCACCTTTACCTGGAGAAAACAGATTAGTATCTACACTTAACGTTCCTAATATCAATTATGATTGGGGTGGTGGACAGATTCTAAATTCAGGATTATACGAAGATGTCATTGTTAACTTTAGTGGAAATATACAAATACCAAGTACAGGAACATACTACTTTTACGCACCAGGAGACGATGGGATTAAGTTAATTATCGATGGCAATACTATCATTAATGACTGGTATGACAAAGGCGGAGGTGGCTCAACAACATCCCTTTACTTGACAGAGGGCAGCCACACGATAACGCTATGGTTCTATGAGAACGGTGGTGGGGCAAACGTCTGGCTATACTGGGCAAAGCCAGGGTATGGTTGGGAGATTGTCCCATCATCACAATTCGGAACACAGACAGTAACAGAAACAGTATATGATGAAGTAGTTACCTACACAGACGTAACCACATACACAGAAGAAATCATTTATGAAACTGTTTGGCATACAGAGACCGTGCTTGATATGGATGCGATTCAGCCAGAGATGCAAAACCCAGAACTATTCGTAATCGTAAATGAAAAACAAACTAATCTAGATACTTTGATAGAACAACAGTCAAACAATTCACTAACAATACAGTCAACCTCAGACGATATCGAAGTAAAAAAACAGGAATTGCTTACAGCACAAAATGATTTAAACAGCATACCAGAATATGTAGAGCCAACACCAGAGCCTGAGCCAACACCAGAGCCAGTTGTAGAACCAGTACCAGTTGTAGAGCCAGTGGTAGAAGAAAAGACAGAGGCAGAGGTGCAACTAGAGGAACGATCAGTCCAAAACGATACAGGAGTTCTTCCATACACAATGGCAGATGTGACTACAGAATTACAGGCAGAAGAAGTTATAAACGCTCTGACAGACCCTACAGCCCTTGCTGGGGCTATTTCTGAGGGTATAGCAGAGACAGCAGCATTCGTAGGAGAGCTACTTACAGAGCCAGGAAAGGCAGTAGCAGAAGTATTTAAAAACGTGTCTCAGGCAGGTCTGGATATGACAGACGATCAGCGTGAGAAAGCACAAGAAGTCATCGTGCCTGTGGTCATCGTATCACAAATTGCAAGCATGATGGTAGGGAGAATAAGGTGAAAATAATTAAATCAATATTCAGGTGGATTGCAGATGTTTTCAAAGAAAGCATTAACCAGATATTCACCCTACTGGGGTTCTTCATTGCATGGCTAACTCTGACAGGGTCTGCTAGAGATATTGTGGGTATAGCAATTATTTGGTCAACTGTAATCTGGCTGATCACAATTAATCTAAGAAAAGATAAGGAGGACAAATAATGAACTACGCAAAAATCGCAAAGCGTATGCTTGCACTATTCATCGTATCAGCATTGACAACTATTGGTGCTGGTGCTATCATTGGTATTGACACAGTACAGACTGCTATTCTAGCAGGTGTAATGGGTATTGCTAATGTAGTCGAAGATCTTGCTCGTGGCTATCTGAATGACGGAGAGCTATCTGACGAAGAAATCGATGCAGCATTCGTTGACAACACTCCAGAAGAAGACTAAAAACCTTCTTGACAAGACCCTTTCTAGGCTGTATAATAATACATATACCTAGGAAGGGTTTTGTTTATGACAATCGAACACAAAGACTTCTCCATTGAGGAGTCAACTGAAGCCATAGAATGGCTATACAAAGGAATTGAAAAGGGTTGGATATCTGAGGGATTCTGTTTCACTCACGATGGAGACCAGTACATGACTGCCGAAGAAG